AGAAGTCAATTTATCGAATATTGTTTGAGACGCCTTGGCGCCCCAGTAATAGAAATCAATGTAGAAGATGAACAGATTGATGACCGTGTCAACGATGCGTTACAGTTGTTTAGTGAATATGGCGCTGAAGGTAGTGTAAGAGCATATATTGGTTTCACTATCACACAAGAAGTTGTTGACCGTGGATTCATTGACTTTGACCAAGATACTTTGGGTTCGGGGTTTAGTTCTGATAACATTCTTAATGTTGTTAGAGTTCTTCCAATCAACGACTCAGCTTCAAGTGTTAACTTCATGGACGTTAAATATCAGATGCGTCTTAATGATATGTGGGACTTACAAAACGGTGGTAGTGGTGGACTCGCACAGTTCGAACAGATGCAACAGTTCTTATCGACAATCGACTTGAAGTTAACTGGTCATCCACAGATTCAGTGGTCGAAAGCGGGTAATACATTAAACATATTTGGTGATATTTCTGGGACGACTGGTGACCTACGAGTAGGTTCTAAGATAATGATGGAGTTGTATATGACAACCGATGCTAATCTCAACGGTAAAATCTATAACAACATCTTCCTAAAAGAATATGCGACTGCCCTTATTAAAGAACAGTGGGGACAGAACCTAATAAAATTCGAAGGAATGATACTTCCAGGCGGTGTTCAATTGAATGGTCGTCAAATATTAGAAGATGCCAAACAAGAAATTGAAGCAATTAGGCAACGAATATATAATGAGTATGACACTCCACCAGACTTCTTTGTAGGATAACATAATGGCAACGAACCCGTATTTCAAACAAGGTGTTCGTTCTGAACAAAACGTCTATGAGGACATCATAATTGAAGCCCTCCAGATGTATGGACAGGATGTATATTACCTCCCACGAGAAATCGTTAACAAGGATAAGATATTCCTTGATGACGTACCTTCACGTTTTGGTTCCGCATACAAGATAGAAATGTATATCGAGAACACCGAAGCGTTTGATGGAGAGGGAGACCTGTTCACTAAGTTTGGTATCGAACTCCGAGACCAAGCAAACTTCATTGTCTCTAGAAAGAGATGGAAACAACTTGTCGGTACACGTCTAGCAGAGAAGGCAAACTTCCGTCCCCGTGAAGGTGACCTAATCTACTTGACACTGTCACAATCTATATTCGAGATTCGTAAGGTAGAGACTGAGAGTCCATTCTTCCAGTTACAAAACCTTCCCACGTTCCGTATGCAGTGTGAACTGTTTGAGTACAATGACGAAGACTTTGATACTCGTGTTGTTGAAATCGACGATGTCGAAGAAGAGTCTGCATTCCAGTACTTCTTAACTATGGCGACTGGAACTGGACTATCGTATCAAGTCGGTGAAATTGTCACTCAGACATTCGATGATTACGTCATGAAGGGTGAAGTTACTGATTGGTCAGACTCCGATGGATTCCTACAAATCGCACACGCTGGTGCAACTGATGGTAAGTTCCACACGTTCGTGAATAATACACCATTAGTTGGTTCGACATCATTAACGAGTGCTACACCTACCTTCGTTGAGGAATTAAACAATATTCAACGTGACGCACAGAACCAAACCTTTGATGATTTCGAATCAGACTTCTTAGACTTTAGTGAGTCTAATCCCTTTGGAGACTTATAATGTTTGGAACATGGTTTTATCATAAGAGAGTAAGAACTGCGGTATCCGTATTCGGGTCGATGTTCAACAACTTACACGTCCTTCGTCACAACAGTGCTGGCGAGACTATATCGCAAGTTAAAGTGCCATTGTCCTATGCACCAAAGAGAAACTTCATCTCACGTATAGAAGAGATGAACAGGGGTGAGGATGCGGAACGTAGGGTTGCTATCAAGTTACCTCGTATGTCTTTCGAGATTACGAATATGGTTTATGATGCGACACGACAGTTACCCAAGACAAACAACATATCCTCGGTAGTGACCAATAGCGTTACAGCCAGACGTAAACTCTACACGTCCACTCCGTACACAATATCGTTTCAGTTGAACATCTATGCAAAGTCACAGGACGATGCATTACAACTTGTTGAACAGATTCTACCATACTTTGCACCACAGTATACGTTAACGATTAAACCTTTTGCTGATATTGACACATTAACCGAAGACGTTCCTATAACACTTTCGGGTGTAACCTTCCAAGACGATTTCGAAGGTGCGGTAGAACAACGTAGAACAATCATATATACATTAGACTTCGAAATGAAGATTGCCTTATATGGCCCTGAGTCTAATAAGTCTATTATCCGTGATGTACGTAATAACTTATTCTTAAAAGAAGCGGGTCTAAACGACAGTGATGTTTATATCAAGACTATGCAAATCACCCCTAATCCGACTTCGGTCAGTGTGGACAGTGATTACGGCTTTATAAATACTGACATAGACAGTAGTGGATAATATATGAGTGATACCAGTAACGATAAGAATATCAAAGATGACTATACAACCTCCCGTGATACCTATCATGATATAATCGAGAAGGGTAGGGAGAGTATGGATTTGATGATTGAGGTGGCACGTGAGAGTGAACACCCCCGTGCCTTTGAAGTACTATCTGGTATGATGAAGAACATGGCAGATGTCACTGACAAGCTGATGGACTTGAATAAGAAACACAAGGAAATCAACCAGACCGATGAACCCAAACAAATTGGTGGTACAACTACCAATAACCTGTTCGTAGGAACTACTACAGACCTACAACGTCTTATACAGAATGAAAAACAAGTGGATACTATAATAGATGTCGAACCCGAACAGGAATGAATCCTATCTAGGTAACATTAATGTTAAGCGTGATGGAGTTCAACATAGTTTTACCGAATGGGAAATCAAAGAATACTTAAAGTGTTCGAGTGACCCCGTATACTTCTGTAAGAATTATCTAAAAGTAATCTCTCTGGATGACGGGTTAGTGCCGTTTGACTTGTATCCATATCAAGAGACGATGTTTGACCACTTCAATAAAAACCGATTCTCTATCGTACTTGCGTGTAGACAGTCAGGTAAATCAATCAGTTCGGTTGGTTACATACTCTGGTTTGCGGTCTTCCACAGTGAGAAGGTCATTGCTGTACTTGCGAACAAAGGTTCTACTGCAAGGGAGATGTTGGGTCGTGTCACACTCATGTTGGAGAACCTTCCGTTCTTCCTTCAGCCGGGCACTAAGGCACTCAACAAGGGTTCTATCGAATTCAGTAACAACTCACGTATCATTGCCGCATCTACCTCTGGTAGTTCTATTCGTGGTATGTCGGTTAACCTATTGTTCCTAGATGAGTTTGCGTTTGTTGAACGTGCAAATGAGTTCTACACTTCTACCTATCCTGTTATCTCTGCGGGTAAAGATACTAAGGTTATCATTACATCTACCGCAAATGGTATCGGTAATACGTTCCATAAGATATGGGAAGGTGCGGTACAGAAGGTAAATGACTTCATTCCGTTTACAGTGAACTGGTATGATGTGCCGGGCCGAGACGAGGCATGGAAGAAACAGACGATAGGTAATACATCCCAATTACAGTTTGACCAAGAATTTGGCAATACTTTCTTTGGAACAGGTGACACCCTAATTAATGCCGAGACACTATTGGGGTTTCGTGCAACACAACCCTCATCTCATCGTGAAGGGGGTGACTTTTTAATATATGACAATCCAGAACAAGAACACGAATATGTTATGTGTGTGGACGTATCAAAAGGAAGAGGTCAAGATTATTCTACGTTTAACGTAATCGACATTAGCACAAGACCTTTCAAACAGGTTGCTGTCTATCGCAATAATACTATTTCTCCATTACTCTTTCCTAATATTATATATAAGTATGCAAATTTCTACAATGAGGCATATGTTGTTGTTGAATCAAACGACCAAGGTACGGTTGTGTGTAATGGACTGTATCAAGACCTAGAGTATGAGAACCTTCATATGGAGTCCGCAGTCAAGGCAGACCGAATTGGCATAGAGATAAATAGGAAGACCAAGAGACTTGGTTGTTCTTCTATTAAGGATATATTGGAAGAGAAGAAGTTGAGTATCGTTGATGAGAATACCATCATGGAGATATCAACCTTTACCTCTAGAGGTCAGTCATACGAAGCTTCTGATGGTAACCACGATGACCTAATGATGAATCTTGTTATGTTCGGATACTTTGTAACGTCACAGTTCTTTGCTGACATGACAGACATTAATCTTAAAGAGATGATGTTTGCAAGGAAGATGAAAGAGATTGACGATGACGTACCACCAGTTGGTTTCATTGATAATGGACTACAGGATATAGAAGAAGAAGAGACTTCGACTAGAGGATGGCACGCATTCGAAGGTGGAACCGAGTGGTAATAAAGGTATTCAGCTTTCCCCTGAAGAGCTAGGATTATACACTATTTTACATAAGTTGTCAAGCCCTTTTCTATAAATAAGGTAATGTATAAATAAAGGTAAGTGAAAGAATTTACCGTATTATGAAAACTTATAATTAGAAAAACTAAAGGAAAAAAGTTATGGCTTTATTTACTCCCTCTGCTTCTCCTGCTGTAACAGTAAAAGAAATTGACCTGACGGGCGTAGTCCCCAATGTGCAAACTTCTACTGGTGCATATGTAGGAAACTTCGGATGGGGCCCAGTCGGTGTTGCAACATTAGTCTCAGATGAGACTGGTCTAGTAAGCACATTCAGCGCACCAATCGATGCAAACTCAGTAGACTTCCACTCTGCTGCATATTTTTTAAGATACTCCAATTCACTGTACGTAGTACGTGAACAGGACTCCGATGCTAGAAACGCTGTCGCAAACCATACCTCGCTAGGTTCGGTAACTGCACAGACTATTGGTAACCGAGACGCATTTGAAGCACTTGCTTTAGATAGTTCTGATGGTGCCTTTATTGCGAAATTTCCTGGCATTATTGGTAACTCACTAAAGGTCTCTATTACAGGAACAGACAGTGCTAATGGTTCGTTAACAAACTTCAACGCATGGGCCTATAAAGGTTCTTTCGATGGAGCTCCAGGCACATCTCCTTTCGCTACTGGTGTTGGTGCATCTAACGATGAAATCCACATTGCAGTTATCGATGAGATTGGTGATATTACTGGAACGCCCGGCACAGTCCTAGAAACATTCCCGTACCTATCTGTTGCTTCAAACGCAAAATCTCCTGATGGAACATCAAACTACTTTAAAGACGTATTGAAGAATCGTTCTGCTTGGATTTATTCTGGTCAACTACATAGTGGTGACTCAGACGGAACTAGTGACCTTGGTGGACGAAGCACAGCGTGGGGATTACCCGCTATAGATGCTCGTGATTTTAAAACTGGTGGTAACGCTACTAATATGCAAGATACTTGGTCGTTTGCTTCTGGAGTAACTTCCTCTTCCCTTGGAACCGATGACGTTCTTCGTGGATTCGATAACTTCGAAGACAAAGATAACATCGAAATAGATTTTCTAATTGCACCTGAATCATTAGCTGACGCAACCGC